GCGGAAAGATTCTACCTTCTGCTCGTTCTCAGGATTGTAAGTGATAGGTTCGATTGTCTCAGACAATTCTACTACCTCTTCAACCTTTGGTTGTTTAAGTGCTTCCAACTCCGCTTTCAATGCAATGTTGTCTGCCTTTAGTTGCTCAATCTCTGCAAAGAATGACTCCTTTACGATTGATTCAACGATCTTCTTAGCTTGTGGTGCAGCAGGTTCTTGTTCCATCTCCATCTCAGGCTCTTCAGCTACAGCTTCTTCTGCTTGTGCTTCTCTGATTTCAGCGATGATTCCTTCCTCTGTCACTACTAGCGTGCGACCGTCTTCTAGAACATACTCTCCGACTGGCAAGGCGATAATCCCTTCTTCTGTGACAATTCCAACTGAGAACTCAGGTTCGAATGACTCTGCTTCGATTACCGTAATCCCGTCTTCAAGTGTCATCTGAGCAAGTTTTACCTCCAAACCTAGTGCGATGCGTACATCCTTAAGGATTTGTTGTGCTTTGTTCATATAACTAATTAATTGGTTACTTGTATAACTTAATTGTGTATCAGTTTGTTATAAATTACACCTTGCTTGGTTGTTCTACAATCGGCGTAGTTGTAACTACTCTAGTGGTGTCCGTTTGAGTTACTACGCTTATTGTTTGGTCATTAAAAGGGAATGGGTTCTGTCCTTTAGACTGCTTTAGATAGTCTTCTAGTTTTGGTTTTATTATCTTGCTCATTATCTGATTTCTGTTATTACGAAGTTCATTTGATCAACGGTTATATTAGTCGCTGAACTTGTGTTTCTTGCGTGAATCTCTAAGTAGTCGTTTGCCTTCATATTAAGAACACAACTAAATACCACATTCTCAGCACGACCTGAAGCGTTAGCAGTAGACTTTGTTCGGGATGGTGTTCTAATTCCGTTCAACTGAGAGTCAAAGAATCCAAACTCACACACGTTTGCATTACCCGATGAGAAAGAAAGCGTACATTGAATGAGATACTTTCTTGATATTGTAGCATCGCACGTTAAACGGTTGTTAGAGTGACTGAATTTAGAGTTATCAGCACTAGCCGTTGTTGTTCCTGCGACCTTTACAAAGTCGGTAGTATTTGCGATAGTCGTTGCCGTTGCGTTACCCTGCATATAAAGCTGACCATTTACAGCCGTGTTGGTTATGTTAGTACACGAAGTAAACAATGAGTCATTTGAGGTATGAGTAACCCCCGTTAAATAAGTTCCGCCCCCTGAGAAGTTAACCGTGTCAAGTATATAGCTTTCAGTCGGGATAGTAGCAGAAGCATTCACGTTTATTCCCGTTTCTCCACTACCGATAACAAACGAAGAATAGATTACTCTGAATCGTCTAGTAACCGTAAGCGTAGCAGGTAGGATAAACACCGTGTTTGTAGAGTTGCAATCGAATAGACATTGACTAAATCCAATCGTTCCTATCGTTCCGTCAAAGGTTAACCCCCCCGAATTAAGAAACGCACTATCCAACATAATAAAGTTTGAGTAGGATTTAATCGTACCTACCACGGCGCAGTCAGTAAAGTTAACCCCGAACCAATCTAGAGCAGCCGTAGCGTTACCCGTTCCGTCAAGGTCTAAAGCAAGCGCAGCCTCAATGGTTATGTTTCGAATAGGTAGTGAGTAAGTAGATGTAATTAAAGCATCTGTTAAACCCGTGGATTTGATACGGCAGTTTTCAGAAGACCCTCCAAGAATTGTAGTGTTGTTTCCACAGACTAACCTATCTCCCGTTAAGTCAACCGTAGTTGTAAAGAAGTAAGTTACCGCATCCGCTAAAGTAATAACCCCGTTTACAGCAGTTGGTAGGTCATCCTTTGAAGAAACGAACACTATCTCTCCGCTAGATAATGAATCTGAAGTAACGGGAACAATAGAACCCGATCTATGAAGTCTTAAATTACCATTATAGTAATGTAAAGAACCTTCTTCTATATTTATTCCGCTTTCAGTTGATAGTATATCTGCCCTAAGGTTATACGCTGTGTCGTTAATTGTTCTGCTCATATTATGCTATTCTTACTGCCATTATTGCCGTTGATTTATCCGAGTTGTTTGATACGTTGTTTGCTGTTCCTTGACCCGTACCATCTGAAGCAATCCAGTTACCCGTCTGAGTTGTTACACCTCTTGCACCTCTCAGTTTATAAGTTGTAGAACCCGAAGGAGTAACTACAGCAGAAAGAGATAGATTACCCCACGTTCTAACCGTTGCCGTTCCCGCTACGATGTGTTGCGCACCTTCTGCTATTACCGTATTCGCACCGTCTGTTATAGCGCCAATTATTACCGCTGCTGTAGTTGTTTGAGACGATCCGTTGATAGTACCCATAATCAACCAAGTACCCGCAGCCAAAGTGATACTTGCACCAGTTATGTCAGCGTATGCCGTTGCACTTATAGTTGTTTCCTGAGTACAGAACGCCTGAGTTGATGTAAGAGATACCGCCTTTGTCGTTGTTCCCGTAATACCGAACCCGTTAGTTATCGTTGGCTCCTTTGCGTTTAATTGGTCTTGTATTTTTGATGTAACCCCTTTAACGTAGCTTAGTTCTGTAAGGCTCGGGTAAGTCGCAGTAGATAAAGAAGTGATTGTACTACCCGTGGAATTGAATGCCGCTATTTCGTTATTCGTCCCCGTTCCCGTAACTGGGTTTGTAAGTGCGTTCTGCTTTCCGTTCCAAGTAGATTTCTCTGCATCTGTCACGAATCTATTAGAAGCATCCTGAGTAATATTAGCAGCAGGGATAGCATCTCCCGTATAAACAAAATTTCCATCTGAACAAGCTGTATCAAACTGAGCCTTTGTTCCTGAAATACCAACAATAGAAGTTTGGTCTCCCGTGTTAGTCCCCGTAATTGCATCAAGTTTCGCTTCTTGTGCATCAGACATAAACCTTTTGTCTGTAGAGTCGGTTTGGTTTGCTGTTGTGTCAAGTCCTAAATTAGTTCTAGCCGTTGCAACGTTAGCAACATCAGAAAGGTTATTGGTAGATAGTAAATCTCCACCACCCGCCAAAGTGACAAACTCCAATGCAGTAGCACCTGCGTTTACTCTAACGTACTTACCGCCTTGACCCGAATAAGAATTAGGTACATCTGTGAGTTCAGTAAACTGATCAACACCCGTACCTGCGTTCTCTAGGTCTTTTACTCGTTGGTCTAGACTACTTCGCACTTACTATTTCGATTAGCTTTTCAACTAAGATTTCTTCTTCTGTCTTTTCCTTGCTTTGTAGGTTCTCAAACCCGCTAAACATAGCTTCAATAGAGTAGCCTTTGAACTTACCATCCTTAACCTGACTCCAAACGTCATCATTGTAAATCTTACTCATAACTACCCATTCCCCGCCTTTAGGCTCTAGGTTGTATAGGTTCGCTTTATCGTGTTTAGGGTCTTCTACTATCCAAGATTCAATAACGCTTACTCCTTGTGTCCTTTCTTCGTGTTCTAGAGTAAAGTTGTTTAGGTTTAGTTTCTTCATATAAAGTTCAGCCGCTTGTGCAACCGTTTCTTTAGTGAAGTAGATATTAAACTCCTTTCCGTTCTGTCTTCGGTAGATTCTCTTTTCAGGGACTAACGCAAAACCTACAACGATCCTTTTCTCCTCGTTGATTACCTTTAACTCAATCTCTTGAGAACTCAAAGCCACGAAGTTCTCTTCAATGGCAGGACTTTCTACTAGCGAAATAGCGAAGACTCCATCTTCAGCCTCGTCTTTTATCTTTAATTCGATTTCTTGTAACATACTTATATAACTTATTTTATTTTTTTTTGTTGAGTTTGTTTTTTATATAAAAAATATTATTACATTTGTTCTGTGGTTGTATTGCGGTAGTCAATAATCCTAGTAAAGAAACATAAGGTAGACTTACTACATAACCACAAACCATTGCCAGTGGTGTAGTTCAGGGAGGTTAATAGCCTCCCTTTTCTTTTTATAAACTTGCAGTTTGTCTTTTGTTCCTATCTAAACTCTGAGCAGATGTAACGTCTCCACTCACAACGTAAGCCTTCATCGGCGAAGCATTTAACCCCTCTAGTAACTGATTAGTACCTGAGTTTCCTACAATGTTGAAATTAGCAGGAGTAGAT